GCCTCTCCTCCTGGCAGTCGGGGCTGATGTCGCATTGCCTCGCGCATCAGTCCCGACTGTACCAGTGGAGTCACAGCCAGAGCCTGCCATCGTCGACACGCTGGCGGCCGATGAGTGGTACGTGATACCCTCGCCGTGTCCCCTCAAGGTCATCGCGTCCCCTGATGGAGTCGTTGACATCGAGGAGGATTCAGGCCCACTACGGCTACGCGGCAAATTCGCTGGCGGCACTGGCCTAGAGTCTCGGATAATCGACGCGCCGCATATCTACCTCATCACGGCCAAGGCTGCAGGGCAGATCGAGCTGCTGATAATCGAGGCCGACGGCACACTGACGCGCCAGAGGCTGACTGTCAGCGGCGCAGGCCCACGACCGCCACCAGTGATCACGGTCGGTCCCGTCAAGCCAGTGGAGCCGCCGTTAGGGCTGCAGGTGATGCTGCTGATTGATCAAGGCGACGCGGTCAGTGCGCTGGCGGCAGTCAATAGCGTCCCGGTGCTGCAGTGGATGGACGCCAACACAACGCAAACAGACGGGCGGCCCGGCTGGCGGCGATGGGACAAAAGCAGCCTGAGTGACCCAGATACACTCGCCACAGAGTCACCGACGTGGCGCAAATTGTGGGCGGACGTTGGCGGCAATATTCCTGCAGGCCCGCAACTGGTGGTGATCAGCGGGGCCAAGGTAATCACTAGGCCGATTACGACACAACCAAGACTGCTGCAGGATCTTCAGGCAGCGAAGGAGGGGCGGCTATGACATCATCGCAAGTCTATCGTAATGAGATTATCTTAGACGACGTGAGCGACATCCCGGAGGGCATGACAGGCTTAGAGCTGGATGAGCGACCAAACCCGGACGGATTCGGCTACGCGGGCACGGCGGCCCAATTTGATGACGCCTGGTTAATCCCGGAATCCGAGTGGCAGGCCCGAATACAGGAACAGCAAGAAACGCAGTCCCGCATCAGTGATTTGGTGGCGCACTACAAGATCCCGCCGAAGAATCAGGGCAGCCTGAACTACTGCTGGATTTACGGACCAGTCCATGCCATGGAACTCAATCGCGTCCGAAGTGGATACCCCTATCAGCCATTGGCAGCGGCACAAGCCGGAGCCTGCGTCAAGCGCGGTCGCAATGCTGGCGGCTGGGGCATGGAGGGCGTGAGATGGATCGGTCAGCACGGCATCGCAACCGAGGGTGACTACGGCAGTAGCCCGGCAATTCAGCCGAGTTACGCCAGTCCTGCCATGATGCGAGCAGCGGCACGAAACAAATGTACCGAGTGGGTCGAATGCAGGCCAAAATCAGTCCCGCAATTGGTGTCAATGCTTTTGCGTGGTTATGCCGTGGCGATTGGCCTAGACTGGTGGCGGCATGAGGTGACAGCCTGCGAGGCGATCTGGCTCGACGGTGCAATTGCGATCAGGATTCGCAACCAGTGGCAGGGCTGGGGGTCTAATGGATTTGGCATTTTGCGTGGAAGCAAGATGATTCCATCGGACTGCGTTTCCCCGGTGTCGATGGCGGCAATTGGAGGTGCAATTTGAGCCTGATTCTACTCGTCATGTCCATGGTGGTCGGCGATGATTGGCGGTTTGAAATCGTCAAGCCGGACGGGCACTACATTGTGTTCTTTGCGGCCAAGTGGTGTGGTCCATGCCAGCGATTTAAGGCCAACGGGCTGGCCCAGTTGCAAGCCGAATTCTCGGTCACAGTTGTGGACATCGACGAGCAACCCGAATGGCGCTCAAGGGTTGACAGGTTCCCAACATTCTGGTTATGCCGAAAGTCAGACCGCGCGCCCATTATGCGATGGACGGGAGCGGTAACGGTGGAACAGGTGAGGCGGGCGCTGCCACCGTCTGATGTGCAGGCGTCTCCGGTTGCCTCGGAGCGGTCAGCGGTGGCAGCATATACACAGCGAGCCGAGGCGGGGCATATTCTGCCCCTCTCGGTGGTCGCGCTCGAGGGGCCATCCTCGCGATGGTCGGGCGTGATAATCAGCCCAACAACAATACTGACATGCAGCCATCACGGCGAAACATCGGGGATCAGGGCGACAGTCCAGGGCGGGCGGAAAATAGATTGCGCGGTTCTGCGTTCCGATCCCCGAGTCGATCTGTGTTTGCTGCGGTTGGCTGAGTCACTTCCGGGGGCATTTGGGGCCTCGCTGGGAGATGACTCAGACCCCGCGTATCTCGTCGGCTATTTGCGGGGTACTGAGTCGCATATGATAACGGTCCAGAGGCGGGACACTGGCGCACGGATAAATGGCGTGCGAGTCCTGCCTCTGGACACTATTAGTGAGCGGCCTGAATCGATCAGTGGCATGAGTGGCGGTCCTGTGTTGGATGCGGCGGGGCGTGTCGTGGGCATCCTGAGGTGCGCGGATGAGACGACAGCCGACGCGGTGAGGATTGAGACGATCAGGGAGTTTCTGCGGTGAGTGTGTACTACGACAAAAACGGCATCACGCTGCACAATGGCGACTGCCTTGATGTACTCGCCACAATGCCGCCTGAGTCGGTCGACAGCATCGTCACAGATCCCCCATACGGTTTGGCGTTCATGGGTAAAAAATGGGACTACGACGTCCCGAGTGTCGCTATCTGGGAGCAGTGCTTGCGAGTCCTGAAGCCTGGCGGTCATTTGCTGGCCTTCGCAGGTACGAGGACACAACACAGGATGGCGGTCAGGATTGAGGACGCGGGGTTTGAGATTCGGGACATGATTGCTTGGGTTTACGGGGCTGGGTTTCCGAAAAGCCTGGATGTGAGTAAGGCGATTGATAAGGCGGCGGGTGCTGAGAGGGATGTTGTTGGAGAAAACCCGTATAACGCAAACAAAGGCGGGCGTAATCATCACAGTGAAAAGTGTGCTCAGGCTGGCAAGTTGAGCAACATTACAGCCCCCGCAACCGAAGCCGCAAAGCAATGGCAAGGCTGGGGCACCGCGTTAAAACCCGCACTCGAACCAATCACAGTCGCACGCAAACCCCTACGCGGCACGGTGGCGGAAAATGTGCTGCAGTACGGCACGGGCGGGATCAATGTGGATGGGTGTAGGGTGGGGACTACCAAGCAAACGCCCGCTTCTCCTGCCAAAGCAAACGATAGCATTGGCACTTTCAGGACAAAGGATAGGCACGCTAACAGCAGCGGTTTTGATGCAAGCGTAGGTCGCTTTCCCGCAAACCTAATCCACGACGGCTCTGATGAGGTTGTGGGGTTATTTCCGCAAACGGAGCCAGCGAAACAAGTGGAAGGCGTTAAGCGGAACGGGAGAAGCGGCGGCATCATGGGTGCTGCGGGGGCGATTTGCGACGGCAGGCCAGAAGGCCACGACGATTCCGGCGGCTCCGCATCCCGTTTTTTCTACTGCGCCAAAGCCGACGCATCTGAACGTCGCGACAGCAAACACCCAACCGTCAAGCCCGTGGCCCTGATGCGGTATCTGGTGCGACTGGTAACGCCAATTGGGGCCACGGTGCTCGATCCATTCTGTGGTTCGGGCACGACGCTTGAGGCGGCAATGCTCGAATCATGTAAGGCCATCGGCATTGAGTTGAATCCGGAATACTGCGCCGACGCGGTCGAGCGACTACGGCAGGGCGTTTTGTTTTAGGGGTAACATGCCAATTACAGCCGACAAATACGCGGCCCACAAAGCAGACAGCGCGGCCAGATCGCGCGAGAAGTCAGCGAGCGGGCGCGACATCGGCGATATCCCCAGCTGCGCCGACGTCAAGCTGCGTAAAAAGTGCGAAGCGGACCTCCAGACGTTTCTCGAAACCTGTTTCCCCAACGCATTCCGCCTGGGCTGGTGCGAAGATCATCTACTCCTAATTGCAGAGCTTCAGCGGGTCATTCTCACGGGCGGCTTTCGCGCCATCGGCATGCCGCGAGGGACCGGTAAATCCACAATCGTCATGAGGGCCATGCTGTGGGCGGTGTGCATTCGCAAGCACTCCTTCGCGATGATCGCGGCAGCCAACAGCAGCAAGGCGGAAAAGCTCCTTCGCGACATCGTGGTAGAGGTCAGTCATAACCAGATCCTTCTGGAGCTGTTTCCCGAAATCTGCTATCCGTTCCGCAAGCTGGAAGGCGTGGCAAATAGGGCACGCGGCCAGCTATATCAGGGCGCGCCGACGAATCTCCTGACATCGACCAAGAGCGTCTGTTTTGCGACGTTGCCGGACTATCCCGGAACCGGCGCGATCATCTCCGCAGCGGGCCTCATGGAGGCGGTACGCGGTGCACTCCACACCCTGCCCGATGGTCGAGTCATTCGCCCGTCAATGCTGCTGTGTGACGACTTCCAGACTCGAGAGTCTGCGATGTCTCCCCTCCAATGCTTCAGCCGCACCGAAGTAATCCAGAACGATCTGGTGGGCATGGCAGGCCCTGACAGCAGCTTTTGCGCGCTGGTGACATGCACGGTTATTCGATCAGACGACGCAGCGGATAGGCTCCTGAATTCTGAGCTTCATCCGGACTGGTGCGGCATCCGGCGCAAGTTTCTGCGCAGCATGCCGGACGATGACGCGATGAAACTCTGGGCGCAATACAGCGAGGTCAGAGCGCAGAGCCTGCGGACTCATGGGGACATTCGGGACGCGACCAAGTTTTATAAAAAAAATCGCAAGGCCATGGACCACGGGGCGGAAGCCTCATGGAAGCCCCGGTTCGCAAAAGATCGCGGCGAAATATCAGCCATCCAACACGCGATGGAATGGTACTATCGGAGCCGGTCAGGGTTTTATTCCGAACTCCAAAACGAGCCAGAGCGCGACGCCAACGAGTCACGCGCGTGGCTGACATCTCAAGACCTTGCCGAATGTCGCAACCTGGCACTCCCGCGCGGCGTGGTTCCTCGGGGATACCACAAACTGGTTGCAGATTGCGACGTACAGCAGAGCCTCCTGTACTACACAGTGGCGGCCGTCAAGGACGATGGCTCCTGCCATGTTATACGCTACGGAACATATCCAGAGCAGGACGAGCCTTATTTCACCCTGCGAGAGGCACGCAAAAAGCTGGCCCACAAATACCCACAGGCCGGTGATATGGCGGCATTGAGTCAGGGCATTGTCGATCTATCGGACTGGCTGTTCTCACAGACGTGGCGCAACGAGGATGGCGGCGTGGTGCCTCTGGAGCTGGCGGCATTTGATGCCAGATGGAAAACTGAGGTCGTGCGGCAGGCTCTTGCAAGGTCTAAGCACGCCAAAAACCTCGTGGCCTATATGGGGCAATCGTTCCGCGCAGCAGACAAGCCAATCAATGAGCGTAAGTACGACCCGGGCGCTAGGGTGGGGCTGGGCTGGGTTGTCACAAAACGTAAGGCGGCGGCCGATGTTCGGGGCGTGATTAGCGACGTGAATTTCTGGAAGACGAGCCTCCACGACCAGCTAGCGATCAGAATCGGGCATCCCGGAGCCATCACGACATATCAGGGCAAACACCGCATGTGGGCGGAACATATCACGGCGGAATATGCGATTCAGACCGAGGGGCGTGGGCGGACAGTCATGGAATGGCGATTGCGGCCCGGAGCCGATAACCATTGGTTTGATACGGCGGTTGGCTGCCTTGTTTTGGGCAGCATGCTGGGATGTAATGTCCCGGAAATTGCAGACGGTATGGAGCGACGGCGGAAGCGACGGGTAAAACGAAAAACGGAGGTGAGGACGTGAGCGGAAAGAAACCAGGAAGACCAGTTGGGGCAAAGACCGAGGATCGGGATTTAGTGGATGCAGGCGGGTCGCGGTGTGCCCGGTGTGGATGCACAGACCGCGCCCCGTATACCTCTCGGATTGAGGTGACTGGCAGTGGTGTAAATCGCGACGGGCTGGGATACACGTCTGTTGTGTGTAGGCATACGCGGTGCCTTAACCCAGATTGCGGCCAGCATCGCATCGATAGATTTTATCAAAATTCCTGCGAGTGAAATGGGCGGAATGAATTAAGCCCATTGCCGGAGTCCTGCCATCCTGTAATCTCACGGCATGGCAGAGACTCGAGCGCAAAAAATTGATCGGCTAAAATCCCTCCTGGAGAGCGGCGTAACAAGCACGTCCCAGGACGGGCAGAGCACGTCTTTCGATCTCGACAGCGTTCGGGCCGAACTCTCAAAATTAGAGACTCAGCACGGATCGCGGCGCAAGCGGTCGCGCGTCATTACCCCTTCGATGATAAGGCGGTAACATGGCGATTCAGCCAACGACCGACACAGTCTACCAGGCGCTCAATCCGAAAAATCGGCGACGGTCAACCACTCGTCACGTCAGGTCAGAAGACTATCTCCTCAACGATTCTCGCCGTCAGGCTCTGAGCGCCAACGCGCTCGACGTGTGGCGCAACATGGGGCTTCTCGGGTGGGCTATCCGCAGGACGCTGGACTATTGTTGCCTCTGGGATTTTCAGCCCAGAACGGGTGATCCCGGTCTCAATGACGCGCTGAAGCAACTCATGGCGCGAGACACCGAGCCAGAGCAGATTGACACGTTCGGGCGCATGGATTGGGACGATTTTCGGCGAGTTGCAGAGTCGCAAAAGCTACTCACAGGCGACGCTTTTTTCGTCAAGATGTCAGACGGAACCCTCCAGATGGTCGAGGGCGCTTACTGCCGAAACCCGACGTTTGCGCGGCGTGACAGAGTGCAGTGGGTCAACGGGGCGAAATTGTCGCGCGGGCGGATTCAGGCGTGGAATTTTCAAGAAGAAGACCCGATAACAGCGGCCCGGACAGATCGCGCAATCCGAGCCGGGAACGTGTGGCAACATTGCCAATTTGAGTCGCGGCCAAACGTGATTAGGCCACAGTCACCAATCGTTGCCGCGCTTAATGAGTTCCGGGATCTCGACGAGACCTTGGACCATATGAGGGCCAAGGTGAAACTCGATCAGATGTTTGGCTTGGCGTTTGGCCGCAAGGCAGACGCAGAGGCATTTGACGAGGATGACCCGCAGGCGAGCGACACACAAGAGGGGTCGGCAAGAGTCGTGGATTTTGGGGATGGTCCTGCTGTTTTTGATCTTGACGAGGGCGAGACAGTCACCCCAATTCAGTCAAGCAATCCAGCGGCGGCCACACAAGATTTCACGCGGCTATGTCTCGCTATCGCGCTGAAAGTTTTGGACCTGCCGTACAACTTTTTTGACGAAGCGCACACGAACTTTTTTGGTTCGCGCGCGGCGTGGCTATTGTTCGAACGCGCCTGTTTCGCGCGACGAAAAACACAGGATCGCCTGCATCGCAAGATGACCACCTGGCGGCTATGGCGCTGGGTGTTGCCGGTTGAAATGGGCGGCACTGGTGAGATTGCCTTGCCGGGATCAATGCAGGTTCAGGACATCAATTTCAGGTGGGTTCCGCGCGGCGTCGCATGGTGGAAGCCGCAAGAGGAATTGGACACCGCATTACGCAGCGTGGCGGCTGGCCTGAAAAGCATGCAAGACGTGTGCGACGAGCACGGTTTCGGTGATTACATGGATAACGTCCGGGAGATCCAGAGTGAGCGCGACGAGTTGGCGCGACTTGGATATCTGCAGGACTGGTCAAAGAATGCAATGGTCGCACTCAGGACGGCCGGAGAGGTGGTAACACCATGAGCAACGAACAGCAGACACGACTGTGGCAGATGCGGGCGGATGCTCTCCAGTATATCCACGCGAAGCAGGCAGCCAAGTTTTCGGGTCTCGATCCTGATACGGTCGACGACATGTGGACGGAGTATTTCGCGGACTGCATGGGCGTCGACCCAGAGCCGATCGAATACACCGATGACGGCATCGCGATCGTCTCAATCATCGGCCCGCTGTATAAGCGGAAAAGCCCGTTCGTGAGCAACTACAAAGCCATCGCAGAGGCATTGGATGAGTTGCTGGAGATGGAGGACGACAGGCCTATCGCCTGTATCCTGAAGATCGACAGTCCCGGCGGTCAGGTCGCAGGCTTGGAAGATGTTTGCCGCAAGGTGGCACAGCTTTCCGAACTGATGATGGTCACTGCATCAATCAACGGCATGGGCGCATCGGCAGCCTATCGCATCGCATCACAGGCCGGTGCGATTTGGGCCACAGCAGATTCAGAGATCGGATCAATCGGTACTTACTGGCAGTTTCTCGACATGAGCGCAGCCTACGCCAAAGCAGGCGTGCGGTCGGTCCTGCTGACGACAGGCCCCTACAAGGGCGTCGGGGTCGAGGGCGAGCCAATCACGCCAGAGCAACAGGCAAGAT